CTCCATTGACGGGCCTCGTTCCCCTACCTCCCGGGTACTCCTATGCGCAGTCTGCTCCGTACGCCGCGACGCGTACGTTGACCGCCGCTGCCGCACAGGTTCGCCTCAACGACAAGGGAGAGGCCGAACACTTCAGAACCCGCCGTCACGCATACTCGAGCGCGTGGCAGAGTGAGGCATGGGAATACTACGACGCCATCGGAGAGGTTAAGTACGCCTTCAACCTCGTTGCGTCCGTTGTCTCAAGAATTCGTCTGTACGCAGCCGTCGTCGACAACCCTGCCGAGACTCCTGTTTCAGTTCGCGACAGCTCCAAGATCGACCAGAGAGTCGCGCACGCGGCCGAGCGCGCGCTGGCTCGTCTCGACTCGGCGTACGGCGGACAGGCTGGTCTGCTTCGCGACGCCGCGTTGAACATCAGCGTCGCCGGCGAGTGCTATCTCGTTCAGATGCCCGAGCGCGTCGGCTCCGGTCTTCCCGAGTCGTGGGACATCCGTTCCATCGACGAGGTTCAGGTTGACCAGCGCAACAACTACGGCATCGCTCCTCGCCGCGATCTTCTCACCACAGGAAATCCCACCGGCGGATACGCAAAGGGAATCATTCCTCTGCCCGGCACGGCGTTTGTTGGTCGTATCTGGAGAGCGCACCCGCGCTTCTCCGAGGAGGCCGATTCGTCGCTTCGTGGTCTGCTCGATCTGTGCGCTGAACTTCTTCTGTTGAACAGAACGTTCCGTGCAACGGCGCGCTCGCGCCTCAACGCCGGCGCCCTGTATCTGCCCGATGGTCTCAGCGTTGCCGCGTCGCCTGATCCCGACTATCCCTACGACGACGCCACCGATCTTGAGCCCGGGTTCACTCCCGAGGAATCCGGTGACGAGTTTGAGGATCAGCTCATCGACGCGATGACGACACCGATCCGTGACGAAGACAGCGCAAGCGCCGTCGTACCGTTGATCATTCGTGGCCCCGCTGAACTTGGCGACAAGATCAAGCAGTTCAAGTTTGAGCGCAGCTTCGACCCCGCACTCGCGCAGCGCGCCGACCGCGTACTCGAGCGTATCCTTCAGGGTCTCGACGTACCGAAGGATATCGTCACCGGTCTTGCAAACGTGAAGTATAGCAACGCTCTTCAGATCGACGAGGCGCTGTACAAGGCGCACATCGAGCCGTTGATGTTGTTGATCGCCGACGCGCTGACCGTCGTGTATCTGCGTCCGTATCTGCTCGCCGCAGGCTTTCAACCCAGCGAGGTCGAGAAGGTTGTTATCTGGTTCGATCCGAGCCAGGTCGCGACACGTAACGACCGCGCCGTCGATGCAGACTCCGGTTTCGAGAAGATGGCCGTGTCATATGGAACGTGGAGAAAGGCGCACGGCTTCAGTGATGCCGATGCACCTACCGCCGACGAGGTCGCGCTGCGTCTTGTCTTCGAAAAGGGCGTCATCACTCCCGAGTTGACCGAGGCGATTCTCAACGCGGTCGCACCTGACGTGATCTCGGCGGCACGCGAGGCGCAGCAGGCAGCGAGCCCCGCGCCGATTCCTCCGGAGCTACAGGGTCTACTGCAAGGAGCGCAGCCCGGCGCACCTGCCGCGGCACCAGGCGAACCGCCCGCGCCCGCGCCTCAACCAGAGGCGCAGGGTCCGTCACTCGCTGACCTGATGAAAGGTAAGTCTACGGCGCCAGCAGAGGCGCCTGCAGAAGGAGCACAGTAATGTACAGAGATAGAAATATGAGCCAGAGCCAGCTACCTGGGATTCTTGCTACGACGCTTTCAGACGTCGTCGTTATGTATTTCAAGGCGCACGGTCATCATTGGAACGTCACCGGACCTGATTTTGCGCAGTTTCACAGCTTCTTCTCCGAAATCTACGAGGACGTCTATAGCTCGATCGATCCGATGGCCGAGAACGTTCGCAAGCTCGGTATGAACGCGCCGTATCGCTTGCAGGAGTTCGCGATGATGTCGACGATCACAGACGCCGAGGTCGGCAATAACGCTCAGGCGATGCTTGCCGATCTTATGGACGCCAACGAAGGCGTGATCAGTAGCTTGAATAACGCCTTTGAGATAGCGACAAGCGAAAATCAACAAGGCATCGCGAACTTTATTGCCGATCGTCTTGATCAGCATGAAAAGTGGCGCTGGCAGATCTCGTCATTTCTTGCTCCAGAGTCGAGCACGATGCCGGGAAAATTTGAGGCTGTCCCATCTTTAACAACAGGAGTCGAGACTCCTGTGATGGAGCAGCCTACTGTCGAGACAGAGATCATGTCCATGCCGGGTAGCTGGTGCCCGAACTGCATCGACGGCGTCTGCTCGTGCCCGGTCGGCGAGTGCGACTGCGACGAAAACTGCGAGTGCGACGAGTGCTACTACGATGACGACGCCGCTGGTTTTATTCTCGCCGCTGGGTCGAAGCCCGCACCGAAGAAGGACAGAATCTACGGTTCAAAGAGAAACCCTAAGGGTTCTGCCTCCGGCGGTAAGAAGATTAAGTTTAGCGCCAAGACCGAAGCAGCTCTTCGCAACAAGGTTACCGAGCACAACAAGACCGCGAAGGAAGGCAGAAAAGCGACGATGGGCCAATTGAAGGCCGTGTATCGTCGCGGTGCTGGAGCGTTCTCAAGCTCGCACCGTCCCGGCAAGACGAGAGATCAGTGGGCGATGGCGCGCGTCAACGCGTATCTCAAGCTTCTTAGATCTGGCTCTCCGTCGAATCCGAAGTACGTTCAAGACAACGACCTGCTGCCTAAGGGTCACCCGAAGTCGCTGTCAACGAGCGCGGTCACGGCCGCGGCTCACATTCAAGACAGCCTAACCGTTGTCTTGAGAGAAGAGAAAGAATACAATAGTTCAGAAGATGCTATTGTTGCACTTGCCGAGTACTCAGATCTTAGTTACGACGTCATCCCAGCACTGCGCGCCGCGTGGAGACGGGCCGACGCAGCGAATGAAAATCCGTTTGAGAGAGCAAAAGAACTTGCGATAAATCTCTACTCCAGTAGAGATTGCGACCTTCTTCCCCACGAGAACAAAGTAGATTGATGCCATGGGTTCTATGAGAAGTAACAAAAGAGCTGCCGCGAAGAGTCAGTTTATTCACCTCTACGGCGCAAAGCTTCGTTCAGACATCCTGACCTCTGTTAGAAAGTCAAACGAAAAGGTGCAACCGGAGCGCAGGGTTTCCGTCGCATCGGCGATCACCGTCGCGAACCGCGATCTTGCAAACACTCTTTCGTACTCGGCCAACGTACGTTACTTCTCTGCCATTCGCGCCGTCAACGCGTTCGTCGCCCTAGCGACGAAGAACAAGCAGACACCGCAGTCCCTGTCGAACTCCGATCTTCTGCCTGTCGGTCACCCTGCGTCGACACGCGCTCACGCGATGACCGCCTCGGCGTTTTTGCACGCGCAGGCTCGCTGGATCGCTGCCGACCCGATGATCGACGACTCGGTTCGTTCACTCGTCGCGTCAGCACACGCGGCACGACCTGGTTCGATCGAGCGAACTCACGCGTTTACTCGTCTTTCGATCGTTGGATTTGGTAAGGCGCCAAGCTACGTTTTGATCGATGAAGCGCAGCCCACGGCGATCACCGCAGGCTTTCTTGTGGGTAAGAACTCGATCGCCGCTCGTCGTCTTCGCGCTCAGTTGCAGCGCCGTGACAGACGCGGTCGCTTTGCGTTCATGGGCGGCGGCTGGAGCTTCAACCTTCGTCTTCCCAACGGGTTGTTTAAGGCCGTTTCTGGCCGCGTCGTCGGCCAGTCCGGCGATGACGGCGTCGAGATCGAGGTGCGCGGAAATAGACACCTCCCAGACGGTATCTATACGATGCCTGCCGGCAAGGGCGAGTCCGTCGCTGCTATTCTTTCCGAAGAGGCAGTCAAGGATCTCCCCGACGTCGACGTATATGTCGGCACCGATGACGTGTTCGCTGATTCGGACGATCTGATCGCTTCCCGACGGGACGCTCCCAGCGGCTGGTCGCGACAGGTTACAGGCACGAGGGGTGGCGAGCCTAGCCGCATTGAGTGGACAAACGAAGAGACTGGGTACACCGTTCAAGAAGATCTAGAGGACACGTTCTTTGGAAAGCCGACCCCGCGCGAGCTCACTCTACGCAGAGGTCTCGAGAACGAGTACGTCGCACGCGGGAGATCGTGGGGTGACATTCAAAAGGCGATCGACAAAGATCAGCCTGAGTATCTCAAGAAGATCGCTGAATTCGACCGCGCCGAAGAAGAGAAGAAGGCGCCTAAGCCTGAAGCGCCGCGCCCGGCAGTTCCCGATCAGCAATACGAAATCGTCGAGGAAGAGCGTTACTTTGAAGGTCCGTTCGTCAAGATGGTCGACGACTCTGGAAACGAGATCTACTTCAGACCAGAAGACGGCGACGGAATCGTAGACGCGCAGGGCGATGGATTCCGCAGCGTTGGCGAGGTCCCTGGCTATCAAGGAATAGCTAGAGTCCGCAGACCTGTAGGCAAGCCAGAGGACGCTCCGTTAATGAGCGGAGAAGATGAAAACGTCGTCGACGGCGTGCGACTGCCTAAAGGGCGGAAGAAGCTCAAGGCGTGGCAAGAGAAGATTATCGGCCCAAGAAGACCTGGCGGACGCTATAAAAACTCGTATGGAGAAGAATACGAAGTCATAGATGTCTACGTCAACGACGACGATCAAGTGCGTATCGTAGTCCGTGGAGAAGACGGCAAGATCAGAGAGCACTCGACTGCGTGGGATCCTAAGCGCGACAAGGTCG